GTTCTGAGTTTCAACCCACCTTACAATGTCGCCATTCTTGTTCTTGACAGGCTTGTAATACTTTGAGCCAGTCGGTTCATAGATTAGCTCACCGGTCTTCTTATCAATGGGGCCGCCCTTCGACATGGAGCGAGGCTTGATTTGAGGAATGCGGCGATCGCCCGTGGACCGTGAAATGATAGTAGCAGCACCGCCCCCAGCTTTTTGGTACTTCTCTTGAAGCTGCTTGATACCGTTGTCTCGTTCACTGAGACGGTAATCCAACTTGTGTTTGTGAGCGTCGATAACAGTCATCGAGTGCCGAACAGCACGGGCAAGCTCAGCCGGGGTCGCCCCTTTAACCGTCATGTCCGTAATCAGATTCGAGATACGCCCCATTTGATTCCCGGTTTCGCCCTTCGACATAACCTTCATGCCAGGGTAACCAGGGTACGATACCTTAGGATCGTAGTTCTTAAGCCCACTGAGGGCTGGAGCAGTTCGAACCTTGCCGTCATTGTTCGGTATACAGACCGCTGTATCCCCATCAAAGTCTGCGCCAGACAGTCGCTCTGCCACCTTGGGATGGATACCGACGGCGTCTTTGGCCATCCCTATGAGCTTCTTACCAATGGCCGACTTGTTGTTAACGGTAAGCGTGGGGATCTCAAAGATTCCGCCATGGGGGTACCTAACAAGACTGACCTTCTCTCCATGCTTGAAGTTAGGCGCGTAAATTTCGCCTTCCTTCAGCTTTGGGAGTGGCAGCAAAACCTGTGTCGCTTGGCGAGGTAGTTTAGCCGCTTTAAGGTGTGTCGCCGCGGAGTCACAACCGTCTGCGAATTCTTGGAGGAGCTTCTTTCGAACCGCGGGGTTCGTTAATTTCTGGATTTCATCGAATTGTGCCTTCTTCGAGGCTTCGGTGATTCCAAGCTGCTTCTTGACCAGCACCGGGCTCTGTTTGGACAAGAATTGACTGGCCAGATTCCTGGACCAATCATTCCATGTACCCTCTTCGTTCACTATATTGAGGGCCGACACCTTACGCTTGCCGTCTTTACTGTCATAGTACTTTGGGTGGACAGTGGCGCCAAACGGGTTGTCTGGATCATCCTTAAGCTCCTTCATTGCGTCGAGCTTATTGGAGCTCTTTGGTTTGTTGGTGTTGAACCTAATGTCGATCCCCTTGGGGAGATCGTCGGCATACATCGCCATCCCTTTGAGGTAATGGGTGTTGTTCACCTTGATCCGGACCTGGGCATATTTCGCCCCACCAAGAGAGATGTCATCCACGCCTCGGCGAAGCTCAATAACTCCATCCCGGTCAGTGCCGCCTTCCTCTTTCCAGCGAACCTGAACCCTCTTTAGATCGACATTCACTGGTTTTTCGGTCATTCCAAGGAAGGTGTGTCCCTTGTCTGGGGAGTAAGAATACACTGAGCCCAGTTTATGCGCGTTTTCGGCAAACTCCTTGTAGGACATCCCCGGGGGCACCAGCGCCTTAATGCTGGTCTCTTTCCCCGTGCCCAGCTGCTCCGCCTTGGTATAGTAAACCTTATATCCCTGAGCCTGGAGCTGTGCCACGGCAGCATTGAGCTTTTCTCGAGAAATGCCCATATGCGCCTCGACACCTGTTCCGATATCGATAGGCCCTTTTTTGGACACAGCCTCTGCAAGGGTCTTTTGTGTAGCCTCCAGGACGCCCCTTTTGGATTCGACAGAGGGCTTGAGCAAGGCACGGACACTTGACTCGTTGAGGCCCATTCTCTCCCCAATGGCGACGTTGGATAGCCCTTTTTCCTTGAGTCGTACAGCTTCGGCTACTTTTGCAGCCTTGACTGACTCCAGAGCAGCGGTTTTCATAGCTCGGAGCTCTCCAGTGCTCATCCCATGGAACGTGGCGATCTCTTTCTCGGACATACCAGACTTGCGCATGTCCTGGACTGCTTGAAGAAAACCGGCCTCGTGCTGGTACGGTTCTTCTCCAGAACCCCACGGGTAACGCCCAGACTTCCGCTTTACACCTATATGCGATAGCGACTCAGTCATCTCTCACCACCCAGTCATCAATCATGCTCGATGCTTGTTTCATCCAACCCATGATGTGAGCTATATCTGACGGTTCAGGCGCATGAACGACTATCTCATCGTTCTGATAAATGCGCAGCTCCATATCTATTTTACCCGGCTTGTAGTCATATTCTAGACAGAACAAGGCCGCATATACCTCGAGCTGCCGGACATTTGCTGGGTGAACACCAGTCTTGAGATCGTGAATGCGAAGCTTCTGGTTCCGAAAACAGATAGCGTCAGCTGTTCCATAGGCCCATGGCGAATAGTACAGAATCACTTCCGGGTCCATTCGGAATCCTATGGCGTCATTAACGTAGCTCTGAAACGTTTGCTTCGTGCGGGCCTGCTTAATCCGATGTTTGATAAGCTGGGCGGCCAGAGCATGAAGCTCGGTACCCCTCTGAGCGGCCCTGTGCGCCTCGTAGGCGGCCTTGAGCTTCTCGGGTGTATAATTCACCCAGCTGGACTTTGAGGCGCTCAGAAAGGCGTGTGACCCCTCAAGCGCCGAATGCCTGTTGAATTTCATGGAGAACTTGTTCCTCGTTCTCTGGGTAAACGAATGAAGCATAGGACCAGTCGTTCAGCATGCCTACATACCATTCCTGGTTCGGCTGCCGAACAGCGGTCTTGGAGCGCTTGAACTCCAGGAAAGCCCAGCGGTCCTGCCAAATAACAAGACGGTCCGGGATTCCCTGGAGTTGCGCAGATTGCCCTTTGAGAATGAGGCAGCCCGGCAAAATGCGTTGAAGCTTCTTGCAGAACTGCCTCTCAAAAGTGGTCTCTTTCACTTCTTGCGGATTTCATCTCGCAGAGAGACAAACCAGCGAAGTACAGAAACATACCCTTCGGAATCCGCCAAGGGATTCTCGGGGTCGTAAATGCCTCGAGTGAAGGCGGACAGGTCATCCCGAAGATCTGCGACTTCCTTACGCAGTGCTGCATTCGCACGCTCGAGATCCTGACACCGAAGGTCGATGTCGATGGTCTTGTTCTTCGTATCGTCGACCGTAGTCTGCATTCTCGAAATGTATTGACCGTAAGTTTCGGGGCCAAAGGTGATATCGTTGAATACACTCTTGGCCACGTCGTAGGGACTTGGCAAGTCATCCTCCAATTCTTGTTTCATCATCTGGATGCCCTCGTAGAGGGTCACCCACTTTGCAGGGTTCAGGCTCTTGTACCGATCGGGGCGCTCATTTGTTAGAGCATTCATGCCGCGTTTGACGGACTCTATCTGCCAGTGGCACCCGTCCTGAACACCAGGGCCTGCATCGAGCGCCGAGTGGATGTGTGGCCCAAACTTCTTTGAGTCGCGACCGTCCCGGACGTATGTGGCAGATGCACCGAACCTGCGAGATGTCTGGACCACAGTCATCTGCTGTTCGTGAGTAAGCCGGTACGTGTCCCAGTCAAAAGCATAGCCGTAGCTATGTGTGTTTCCGGACAGAACGCTATTACCCATGGCTTGGATAATAGCGAGGTCAATGTCTGGATGCTTTATTTTCATCCAGGCCTTGTACCACTTGTACCAGTCTGCGCCCGCCTCCGACATGTAAGCGGGGTCGCCCTGATAGTCTTTCCCAATATAGACTCTTGTAACCAAACGTCACCTCCTTGAGACAAAACATATGAGGTGTGCTTGTGAGGGGGTCAAGCACGGGAGAATATGTCCGTAAATTACAGACATCTTACTCCCTCTCATTATAACCGTTGTTTGCGATGCGAGGCAGACAGGCCTCACTGTCGAACTTGAGAATCGTTCTCATTTAGGGTCGAAACAGGCCTGTGGACCACTTTTTGGCAAAACCCCCTTTTTTGGCGGAGGGTAAAAATTTACCCTATTTTTACTATTTTTTTACTTCTCTAGTAAAAAAGGGGTATATAGTAAAAAGTGGTCCATTTCAAGTAAAAGCCCTAGTCAGAGCCCACTTCGAGTGGACCACCTGGGTGGTCCATGGACCACTTTTTTGGTCCAAGGTTAACAAAAGGTTAACAAAAGGTTAACGACGTGTCAACCATGGACCACTTTTTCTGGTCCGTGGACCACCCAGGTGGTCCGTTTCCAATTTGGAAACTAACTCTGATTTTTGGCGAAAATTGACTCCGAAAACGCCCGTTTTTGGCGTATCGCGGAGGCCACTGCACGGTCAATTGGCGCATCGCTTCGGATGTGATAATACCACAAATCCGTGAACGGAGTGTTCATCCGATCGATCCTTCCGGCCGCTTGTTCCATCACTTTGTACGAGTAATTATCACTGAAGAACACCACCGTATCACAAGTCACACAGTTCCACCCCTCGGCTCCAGCGGTGTATTGCACAAGGTACACCCACTGCTCAGTCTCGAGAATTGGCTCGTGCTTGTGGCCATTCCACTCGGAAAAAGGTATCTCAAGTCTCGCAAGTGCCCCCCGAAGAATCTCGAGTTCACCAAGGTCGATGGCGCGCAGGTGGCCAACTCCAGGGCCGACGCGGACCTCGCCGTCATCAACG